GCCCCATCTCACCCACCAGATACGGCATGCCGTTCATAACCAACCCACCGCGGGCACGAGTCTGCACCGAAGGTAGCGTTCCACCAAAAAGCCCCGTAATACCCGCGCTGCGGAATCCACCTGGCAGGAATCCCTCACGAGAGAAGAACCTGCGGATTTCAGTTTCCATAGCCTCTTCCACCGTGGCAGAAGGCGCACGCAAATCCGCCAACTGCGCCATGCTCCGACGACCCGCATCCGAAATCCCGGTCACATCCACAGTCGGAAATTCATAGGTGCGTTCTGGCACTTCCATCCGTGGCAATTCAACAGTGTCGGGCAATGCCAGAATGGCCGCGCCGATGGCCTGCGTTCCAGGAATCCTCATAAGCGTCCGGCCAATAACTTTGGCGGCCTTAATCGAACCCTGAATAGCCTTTTCCAGTGATGCAAGAATCTCGTTCACCATAAGAGCAATCGTGACCTCTAGGCCGTTCGCCCCGTTCTTAATACTTGCACCCATGTTCTCGAATGCAACGAGGAACGGGAAGAAACCTAAGTCTTCAGCCTGCGCCATCGCCTTCGGCAGGAACACCGCCACAAACTCCTCAAACCGTTCCAGAGCAGGAACCACGATGTTCGTAATCACTTCCGCCAACAATGGCAACACAACCTCATAGAACGGAATCAACGCCTCAATGAGTCGCAGAGTCGGTTCCAGTAGGGCTTCTAACAGAACGAGGAATATCGGCAGGATGGCCTCTAACAGTGGCGCAAACAATTCAATAATCTGTGTCAAAATCGGAGCCAACTGCTCCACCAACGGCACCACAAACTTTTGCACCGCCTCAACCGCAAACTCAATAATCGGAATCAACGCTTGCAACAACGCCGCGAACGGTGGCAACAGTGCCCCCACCAATTGCAGGAACACCTCCGCAATTTGCCCAATCACCGGCAACAACGGCAGGAAACCCTCCAACAGGCTAGGAATAATCCCCGCCACATTTTCCAAAATCGGAGCAAGTTGTTCCATCGTCTCCGACAGAATCGGAGTCAATTGTTCAACAATCGGCACCATCGCTGTTGCCAACCCCGCAAACGCAGGCAACAACGCCTGCCCAATCTGCGCCTGCATGTCCTTGAAATTGGCAGACAAAATCCTTTGCGAGTTCGCCAACCCATCCGACGTATTCGCAAAATCGCCCGCCGTCTTAGCAGTCTCCTCCATGAGCAAGCCATAACGCGCCTGGACCTTCTGGTCCTCCGTCATCTGCTCGCCTACACCAATAAGCCCCTCACGCAACGCATACGCTTGAACTTCAGACTGAAGTAGGTTGATACCAAACCGTTTCAGCGGTTCAGCCTCACCAGCCAAACCAGACTGGAACACCTGCAACGCTTCCGCCACGTCAATGTTGAACACGGAGGCAAAGTCAGTCGCCCGAGTAGACACATCACCAATGAACCCGGCAACATTGCCACCCTCACCGACAACACGATCCGCAAACGCAGAGAATCGAACTGCCGCGTTATTGAACTCAGTTTGTGAAACACCCAACGCCTGCGCAGAGTTCTCACCAATCTTCAGAACACCCTCAGCCGCATCACCAAACGCCACATTTACGGCGTTCATTGACTCCGACAAATCCGAGGCCGCACCCACCGACTTTTTCGCAAAGTTCACAACCGCGGCAGCAGAGAACGCGGCAGCCACCGGACCCGCAATCTTCTTCAAACTGGAGGCAAACCCAGACACTTGCCCCTTCGCCTTCTTAAGCCCCTTCGGGTCCGACTTGTAAACAATCGGGAGGGTTATACCTTTTGCCTGCGCCATTACCGAACACCCTTCCGGTTCACAATGTCCACATAGTCATCAATAATGTCCAACACCTTGTCAAGCAAAAATCCGCGTTCCTTCATAAAGTTTTCCCAACCTAAACGACCACCCCTGCCACCAGCAGACAACGGATAACGTCGGCTAAGACGGTCAATCATCACATCACCCGATCTGGTTCTGTGCTCTCTCACTTGAACCACTTTCCCACTCCGTAAGACTCGCGCATGCGCCCTTCGGATGCCTAAACCCTTGTTCCGTGTTCCGGCCAGGTCAGCCATTTTGAAACCACCACGTCTTTCGGGATTAGACGCATAAATTTCAATACGAGCAATCGAACCCTTACCCCCGGCGGAAGGACTGGCATATACGCCAACACGCGGTTTCGACCAACCTAAACGACCACCGGCACCCATCCCGCGCAATGGTGGCTGCGTAGGGATGCGGGACAAAATGTTTCGGGCAGTAGGACGAACGGCCTTCTTAATGTCCTTACCAACCGCGCGTTGCAAACTCGGATCAATCTCTTTAAGTTGGCGATTTAGTTCTCGCAAACTATCGCGATTGACCTCGACAGAAATAGGCATATGGTGGGAAACCTCCACCCACCATTCTACCTTTTGCCCTTCTTCCCCTGTTGGCTACGAGAAACCAGATAACGGTAAATCGTCCACAACATACGCGGCTCTAACGCGAGAAGTTCACGCGGAGGAATCTGGGTTTCAACCGACAACATGGCAATGAACCAATGAGCGGAAGAATCACCCAGTCCCTTTATTTTTTTGCTTCGACACTGGAAACGCTAGAAACGCCCTCGGTCCACTTCTCGAACGCATCCTTCGTCTTACCCATACGGTGTAACGCAGTCCACGCCAAAAAGAACATGTGGGTGATTCGCACTTCCTTCTCCAATGTGGTGATGGAAATGTCGAACTTCGTTTCAAACGCGATCAGGTCTGCCGCAATCGCGGACACCTGTTCGGTTGAGCCGTCTAGGAAAGTAACTTCAAGTTCAATCGGGTTCATACCCGACAGTGTACTACGCCGTGAGGCGGGTTACGGTACCTGAAGCAATCGGCCACTCAACCGAGAATGTGGCCAAATCGCCCACTGAACTATCCATTGGAGAATACTCAACGACCAAATATACCGCGGAGAACCCGGGATTCGTACTCCCAATGGCATCCGAAGTCGGCTTCACCACAACAGTGGCGTTCGACCCGAGAAGCGGGAATAAAGTCGCATCCACGGAAGCGGCTCCAAAGTCCTGGTGGAAGTCCAGCGAAATGCTGGCATCCTTCAGACCGCCAATCCGCGAACGGTAGTCGTTACCGAATGCGGTGGTTTCCTGCTCCTCGGAAGTGAGGTTGAGAGTAACGGCGGCCAGGCTTGAACTGAAGTCTGTGCCGTTGATTGAAATGTCGTAGTCCTTAGCCACAAACTTGGCCACAATAACTCCTTATAGTGCAAATACGGTGACCGTGAAGTCCACGGCCATATATTGGATATCTCCTATTGTAACGGGCGCAATGTCACGCACTGACTCCACCCGCACATCAAACGCCGACCCATTCAAAGTCGAATCAGACTCAATCGCTGTTTTCACCGACTTTGCCCCAGCGTCAATAAACTCATCCAGTTTCTGTTGCGCCCGTCGAACAGTTGTTCGAGTAACCACGGTGTTCACAATGAACCCGTATTGGGTTGCGCCGCGCTGAAACGCAACATCATATTCAACCGTGTCCAACTGGATAACGGCACACGGCAAGGCGGGATTGTCAGGCACTTCCTCGTAAACCCGGATGCCGGAAATGGTTTCCAGGTTTGTTGCCATACCCGCTCGAATGTCTGCCAGGCTCACGCCATCTTCACCCGTCTAAACGGACTAATCAGTTTCGACACGTCAGGATCAATACGACCCACACGAACAACACCCATTTCGTCAAACCCAGCCACACCCAACGGGGAATCGTAACGGCGATACTGGCGAAGCGTCAGCAGAAGCGCGGCCTGCTCGATAGCAGTTGGAATCGGAGTAAACCCGAACGTGCCCGTCACCTGAACTGTCGCCTCATAGTGGTTCACATTCCGCGGTTCAAACGTGGGAAACACATAATCGCCAACAGCGCGAATCCGCGTAGCAGGCGTGACAAGTCCACCGGCCTGCGAGTTCAACGGCTCCAACTGGTAATCCGTCGAAGCCCACGTCACATCAAACGATTCACCCGTGGACGACGTTTTCAAAGTCGTCAGCGAAGTCAGGTCATCAATCTCACAAGTAAACGAATCCCGTGGAATGAACACACGGGTTTCCGTCGTGTCGTAGAAAACCCGTTCACAATAACCGTCGATTTCACGAGACGCTGCCTCAATCGACAACTCCAGAATGTCGTCATCGATGTTGTCAGTTATTCTCAACGCTTTTTTCACAAGGGCTAAATCAACATAGCCATTAGTAACTGCCATAGAAGCCTCCGCCCCTAGTTTACCTGAGCCATTCCCCTACCCTGCGGGCATTCAACGACCACGAAAACGCCATGTCCATCCCCGCCGACTTTTGTCGAT